CAATCATTTACTCATGTACCTGATTGGACTACTAATCCTAATGAAGCACAACATTGGCTTGACTTGGGACTTAAAGTATATTGTCGTACAACAACTATGGGACATAGTGGTCGTGGTATTGTTATCTGTAATGATGATGATAAACTTACATATGCACCACTATATACATTGCATACTAAACATAAACATGAGTATCGTGTACATGTATTTAAAGACAAAGTTATTGATGTTCAAATGAAGCGTAAGCGTAATGGATCCCTTGGAGGATCAGGCATTAGGAACTACAGTAATGGATGGGTATATGCAAGGGCAGAAATAGCTCCGTCCGAAGAGCTACTACTATCATCAATCCAAGCCGTTAAATTATTGGGCCTTGATTTTGGTGCCGTTGACATCGGGCACAGACTAATCGATAATAAATTCTTTGTGTTCGAAGTTAATACTGCACCAGGAATAGAAGGAACAACACTTGACAAATATCAAAAAGCAATATATAATTATTATAGGTCTAATAATTAATTAAGGAACTATAATGCGGTGCCAAGCCTGTAATAAAGCTTTAAATGATTTTGAATCTACTAGAAAATCAGTAACAACTGGTGAGTATGTAGACTTATGTAATCATTGCTTTCATGATGTAGAAAATGATATAGAAACGGTAGTACGTGAAGACTTACGTGATGAATGTGATGATGACGTTTTAGAATTAGATGACTTAGAAGGAGACATATTCAATGTCGAATAGAAATGATATTACTGGGGATAAAATCATTAATAAAAAACTATCTAAAGAAGGTGAAGATAATTGGGATTTAATATTTCCTAAAAAGAAAAAAGAGTTACCTGAGTATGAACTTAATAAATCTACTGGTGAAGTACAAAAAGTAGATGTTAAAAAATTAACTGAAGCTTATAATGGACATTAACGACATATGATTGCAGAGCCCTTGTTAGGGCGTCTGCTATCTATGGAGTGTAATTACTTATTCATTACATACATTGTAACTTCGAAACCGAAACGCATTTCAGTAGCTGCTGGTTTTGTCCACATAGTAATCTCCTAAAAGTTGCATACAAATTTTTAGTATGTAGTAATATTATACTCCTATTTTGTACATTTGTAATGATCTAATCCCTTAAAAAATACTAAGGATAATCTGTATATGAATTACTTTGAAATTCCTAACAAATCTGTTATAGCTCATGATGCTTTAGACTGGGCATTCTCTAGCTCATCTGAATGGTTTGAATACTATAACTTTAAAGCTAAAGTATTACCTATGGGACTAGTAACTAAAGATCCATTCTTTGAATGGTTAAATAAACATTATGAATTTGTGCCTGGCGTTTTAAGAATAGATCCATATACATGTTACGATTGGCATACTGATACTCGACGTGGAGTAGGTATCAATATGTTACTCACAGATAACAGTAAAAGTTATTGTGCATTTAAAATGAAACAAGATAAATTAGTATTTAAAATCAATGAACTAAAGTATAAACCTAATACATATTATGTATTTAATACTCAGGTTCCTCATACAGTTTATAACTTTGAAACTACACGTTACTTGTTTAGTTTAGATTTTGCTAAACCTAAGGATGAATTAAGTTTTCATTCATTAGTTAAACATATTCAAAATGAATGGAAACCAGATGGCATTTATCCAACACACCAATTGTCCTAAATGTGGCAGCCGTGATAATCTAGCAGAATATACTGATGGATTCTATTGCTTTGGATGTGGATATAAAAAACAAAAGAATGATCTAAATAGTATACGAAACAGATTGTCAGAGCATCGTGAGGATGCGATGCTATCTGATGAGTTAGTATTAGATTATAACATACCATTAAAACCAATGCAATGGTTATTGCAATATAATATTACAAAAGACGATATAAAGTTATATCAAATAGGTTGGGAACCTAGAAAACAAATGCTAGTGTTACTCAATACACCTGAGTATCATCAAGGTAGAAACTTTAGTGGATATGGTCCTAAGTACATAGCTAAAGGTAAAAAGCCATTGATATTTTATAACATTAGTGATACACTTGTATGTGTAGAAGATGTAATTTCTGCTATTAAAATTGCTAAATCAAATAAAAATGTATGTGTAATACCCTTGTTAGGTTCTATTATACCCCTAGAACTTACAGAAACTATCCTTAAACGCTTTAATAAAGTTTTTATATGGTTGGATAGGGATAAAGCAATTGAAGCTGTTAAACAGGCTAGAAATTTAAAACAAAAGGGTATTGATTCAGATGTAATAATTACACCCAAAGATCCTAAAGAATATTCAACAGGAGAAATCAACGCATGGTTGAAAAACAAATAGCTAAACTATTTTGTACAGACAAGAATCTCTTTACAAAGTATTACAAGTATGTTAACATAAATTATATTAAAATTAATTATAATGATTTATATAAATTATTTAATATTATAGATTTATATTATAATAAATATATAGATAATAATATAATTACTATTAATGAATTAGATATATTTTATAATAGTAATTATTTATTAAAAGATAATGAAAGAAAAGAACTAATAACACTGTTAGATGATGTCTATAATCAAAACACATCTAATCCTGAAATAATCATTGGCCTGTTAGAAGAACATCGAAGACGTTCTCTTGCAGGTCAAGTTGCTTTAATGGCTTTAGATGTAGAAGCTGGTAAGAAATCTACAGCAGAGCTGCTAGAATTATTTAATGACTTTGAACACCAGGAGGTAGAAGCTGATGAAATTACTCCAGTTGATATGGACTTGGATAACTTGTACAATTCACAGATTGCCACTCCAGGTCTACGGTGGCGTTGTAGATGGCTTAACAAATCTCTTGGTAGTCTTCGCAAGGGTGATTTTGGCTTTATCTTTGCTAGGCCTGAGACTGGTAAGACTACATTTCTTGCGTCTGAAATTACTCACATGGTCAGTCAAACTGATGGGGACGTCTTATGGTTTAACAACGAAGAGCAAGGAAATAAAGTTGGTATTAGGGTTTACCAAGCTGCCCTTGGTCTTACTACGAAAGAGTTATTTACTAACAAAACAAAAAACAAAGAAGACTATAGAGCCTTAACAGGTAACAGAATTAAAATTCTAGACTTCGAAGATTCAAGTAGCAAACATAAAATTGAAGGTGTACTTAAACAATATAAACCTGCGTTAATTATCTTTGACCAGATAGATAAGATTCGTGGATTCAAAGGAGATCGTAATGACTTGGAACTTAAACAAATTTATCAATGGGCTAGGGAAATATCTAAAACGTACGCTCCCGTCATCGCGGTGTCACAAGCAAGTGGCGAAGCGGAAGGGAAGTTGTTTCTAACCATGGATATGGTTGATGGATCTAAAACAGCTAAACAAGGTGAGGCTGACTGGATTCTAGGGATTGGTAAAGAACAAGACAACACATCCCGCACTAGATACTTTAACATCAGTAAGAATAAACTTATTGGTGATGAAGATACTATGCCTGATCTTAGGCATGGTTCAACACAGGTTCTAATCAAACCTGAAATCGCTCGTTATGAGGACTTATAAAAGGAGAAAGAATGTTAGTTATTAATGCAACAGCAACAGATGTATTGAATGTAAACCCACAATTGTCACCATTTGAAGTAGAAGATATCTTGACACTAGGTAATCCTAATGATACAATTGAAGAAACAATTCAGAAATTAAGTGGTTGTGGAGGCGAATGCGGAGCTTAATCTTAGACGTAGAAACAACAATCAGTAGCAAGGGTAACCCATTTGACGAGTCTAATAAACTTTGTTATGTTGGGTTATCCAATACTGACAAAACTCAATGCTATGCTATTGAGTATGACGATGAACCCTATCGACATAAACTAGAGGAGATCCAAAAAGAAATTGATCAAGCTGAGATATTGGTTGGCTTTAACATTAAGTTTGATTTGCATTGGCTTCGCAAATATGGAATTAACTTTGTGGGTAAGCGTGTTTGGGATTGTCAGTTGGTACATTTTATATTGCAAGGCCAACAGGATTCCTATCCAAGTCTTAATGGTGTCTCTGAGTACTATGGTTTGGGTAGCAAGCTTGATGTTGTTGCTACAGAGTATTGGGGCAACAAAATAGATACACCTAATATTCCAAAAGAGATTCTTGAAGAATATCTAATTGGTGATTTGCATTTAACGCAAAAGGTATTTGATAAACAAATGCAAGAATTTGCGTCATGCACAAAACCCATGCAACGACTAATCAGTTTACATAACCAAGACTTAATGGTCTTAGAAGAAATGGAATACAATGGACTTTTATTTGATGAAACAAAAGCTAATACTCTTGCAAAAGAATTGGAACAACAAATTAAAGATCTCGATAATGCCTTGGTTCCATATCATAATCTTCCTGAGTTTAATCCTTCCAGTAATGAGCAGCTATCTTGTTTACTGTATGGCGGTACTATAAAAGTAAAACGTAGAGAAGTTATTGGCCTGTTTAAAACGGGAGATCGCAAAGGACAGGCAAAAGAAAAATGGGTAGAACATCTAATAAACTTTGATAGACGTATTAATCCATTAAAAGGATCTGAATTAGATAAAGAAGGATTGTTTTCAACTGACGAGTCAACTCTTAAAAGTTTACGAGGAACTAAAGAAGCTAAAGAACTAGTTAAACTAATACTAGAACGTGCAACTCTAGAGAAACGATTAACAACTTACTATAGAGGACTGGTTGAACTTAGAACATCTATGAACTGGCCTGTAGATAAATTACATGGTCAACTTAATCAATGTGTAGCAAAAACAGGTAGACTGTCATCTAGTAAACCTAACTTGCAAAACTTTGATGGAGAAATTAAACAACTATTTGGGAGTAGGTATGCTGTTACAAGCTGATGCTAAAGCTTTGGAATGGGTTTGTGCTGCTTACTTAAGTCAAGATTCAGTAGCAATCAAGGAGATATTAAATAATGTTGATCAACATAGCGATAACCAAGAACGATTTGGATTACCAAGTAGACTGGTCGCAAAGACCTTTGTCTTCAGACTTATCTATGGAGGCTCCGCCTGGAGTTATGCAAGAGATCCCAATTTTAAAGAAATTGGTGGAGAAAAGTTTTGGCAAGGAGTTATTGATCAGTTCTATACAAAATATGTACGACTCGGAGAGTGGCATACTGACATTGTCAATGACGCTAAAAGAGATAGAAAACTCACAATGCCAACAGGACGAATCTATTACTACGAACCTGATCTTAGAGGAGGACAAGTTAAATGGCCTAGAACAAAGATATTAAATTACCCTGTGCAAGGATTAGGTGCAGACCTAATGGCTATTGCAAGAGTATCTTTGAGTAATAGACTTAAGGGTATAAAAAATGTTAAACTAATCAATACTGTACATGATTCAATTATTGTTGACTTTGATGAAAAAGTATGCGATAATACTAGTATGGTAAAGATTGTTGATAAGTGTTTTACGGATATTCCAGCAAACTTTAAAAGATTGTTTGGAGTAGATTTTAATCTTCCCATGAGGGTTGAGTGTCAAGTAGGACCTAACTGGGGCAATATGGAGATAGTGAATGTTAATTAATATTATAGATGTTGGTGCACCAAATACTCATGCTGCAAAGAATGGCAGATCTTATCAATCAATTGAAGTAACTTACAAAGATGATCAAGGTCAAGTAAAAAATAAAAAGTTAATGTCTTTTAGTAATCCTAGTGTGTTTAATCACATTAAAGATTTAACTAAAGGTGATCAAATTAATTTACGAACTGAAAAAGATGCTGCTGGTTATTGGCAGTGGATTGGTATTGAAGGAGATAAAACTGTGGCAACTGAAACTAAAACAACACCACAAGCTGGTGGTCGTGTAACTGGTAGCAACTATGAAACTAAAGAAGAACGTGCAGCACGTCAAGTGTTAATCGTTCGTCAATCATCTTTATCTAGTGCTGTAGAATTACTAGGGCCAGGTAAATCAGTAGAAGAAGTTTTAGCAGTAGCTAAACAATTCGAAGATTATGTTTTTGCTAAATCAACAGGCATTGATGCAATTAATGAAATGGAAGATGACTTTCCTCTATAATGAAAGCTCTTATTGATGCTGATATTGTAGCGTATAGGGTTGCTTGTACGCTTCAGGAAGACGATGCTGAAGACTTTGTGTATGCTAGAGCAGAAGATCTAGTAGATCAAATCTTAGTTAATACTGAAGCAACTGAGTATCGTCTGTTCTTAACAGGTAAAAATAACTTTAGGTATTCAATATACCCTGAATATAAAGCTCACCGTCCTACAGAGAAACCATTCTGGCTTGAGAAGTGTAGACAATATCTTATTGCTACATTTAATGCAGAAGTAATTGATGGACAAGAAGCTGATGATGCTTTAGGTATTGCTCAAACAGAGGATACAATCATATGCTCTATTGACAAAGACCTACTTATGATTCCTGGTCGGCACTATAACTTTGTTAAAGACGAGTTTCAAGAAGTTACCAATGATTCAGGTATGCGTCATTTCTATATGCAATGTTTGACTGGAGACCGTTCTGATAACATTAAAGGTATTGAAAAGATTGGCCCTAAAAAAGCAGAAAAGATTCTAGCTGGTTGTGTAACAGAACAAGAAATGTTTAATGCTGTTCGTGAAGCATACAGCAATGATGAAGAATTCTTAATGAATGGTCGTGTGTTATGGATTAGACGTAAAGAAAATGAAGACTGGAAGGATAGGTTTAATGAACTCGTTCAAGAGCAAACTCGAGGAACAAGTATGGAAAATCCTGAAGAGTAACTTTCCTTCAGTTAAATATGAACCTGATAAGTTTAAATATATACAACCTGAAAAGGAACGAACGTATATCCCTGACTTTAGAACAGGACGTAGAAAGATTTACTTAGAAGCAAAAGGTAAACTTGATTTAGATACAAGACAGAAAATGGTGTGGTTTAAGGAATGTAATCCTGATACAACTATTATCTTTTTGTTTATGAATCCTGATAATAAAATTAATAAAAGAAGTAAAACAACTTATTGGATGTGGGCGGAAGCCAATGGCTTTAAGTGGTTAGACTATCGAAAGGACTGGTTAAGTGATTATAAACAATTGTGTACAAAACTCTGATGGATCTTTAGACTTTGATTTCCATGTTGATGCTAATGAAGCTTCGTTCTTAATGGATTTAGCTATTAAAGAATTAGTAAGACGTGGTGTGTTTAGTATTGCTACAGATGTAGCCCAACAAGAACTAGATTTATTTAAAGAAGATGGAGGTATGGTATCATGAGTCAAGGAAATTCACCAGCTTTTCCGTGTCAAGATAACAACAAACAAATCTATACAGGTATGAATCTTAGAGATTACTTTGCACTAGAAGCACTAAATAGTTTATTGCGTGTTAAGTCTTATGCAGATGTTAAAAAGTTTGCAGAACAATCTTATAAAATTGCTGATGCCATGCTTGATGAAAGACAGAATTATAAATGAATAAGCAAAACTACTGGGTAAAGATTCGTTATGAGACAGAGATACGGGTTCATTGCCCAAATGAAAACGTAGCTAAAGATCATGCAATGGAATTATTCATTGCTGCTTTACCTAATGTTAATGCAAATGATTTAAGAATTATCCATGTAGAAACTTCTGAGGATCGTAAATGAGTAAGATACTTTTATTAGATATTGAGACAAGTCCCAATACAGCACATGTCTGGGGCATCTGGCAACAAAACATTGCAATCAATCAATTACTAGAATCCTCACAGATTCTTTGCTTTGCAGCTAAATGGTTAGGTGAAAAAGATATTGTATTTAAATCAATTAAAAACGGTTCTTATAAAGCTATGCTTAAATCTATTTGGAAATTATTAGATGAAGCAGATGCTGTAGTACATTATAATGGATCTCGATTTGATATCCCTTCTTTAAATAAAGCATTCTTACTTGAAGGTATGTTTCCTCCAAGCCCTGTAATAGAAATGGATTTACTTAAAGTAGCAAGAAATAGATTTAGATTTGTGTCAAATAAATTAGACTATATTGCACAATCACTTGGTTTAGGTAAGAAAGAAAAACATGAAGGTCATGAACTATGGATTAAATGTATGGCTAAAGATCCTGTTGCATGGCAAACTATGGAGAAATATAATAAACAAGATGTAATTTTATTAGAAAAAGTTTATCATAAATTCTTACCATGGATTCGTACAGGTATTAATCTTTCTATGTACTCTAGAACAGGTTTATGTTGTCCTAATTGTGCAAGTACTAAGTTTGAATCTAAAGGTTACCGAACTACAAGAACCACCAAGTACCAACGATTTGTTTGTAATGACTGCGGAACTAATTTTAGAAATACCAAAAGCGTCAAAGACAAAGATCATCAAACGTTTGTGCAGATTTAATTATGTTATTACTTATAATTATATTCCTATCAATGGCTTGCTACATAGATAAAAAACGTAGTAACTACTATCATCATCTTTCTTCTAAAAAGTCTTGCAAAACGCAGAAAGGCATGGTATAATAATATCATGAGTAAACTTCCTAAATTACAAAAAGCAATAGAACAACAAGTGGCTGGTACACATTACAAGAAGTATGTAATCCAACCTGTTGAATTTATTACTAAAAATAATATTCCTTATATTGAAGGAAACATTATTAAATATATATGTCGATGGCAAGACAAAGGTGGAGTGGAAGATCTTAATAAAATTATCCATTATGTAGAACTATTGAAAGAACTAAAAACATAAAATGACGTTAACATTGCAAGAGATTAAAGAAAAACTTGCTGAGGAGTTTGATGAAATAACTTTATTAGAAGTTTTAAATATCAATTCTTTTGATCTTGTTGATGCTTTCTTTGACCGTATTGAAGACAAATACGAATTCTTTAACAAACAATTGTCCATGGACGGAGATATAGACTAATGCAATTAACAGACTATCAACGTTTTATTCACGCAAGCCGTTATGCAAGATGGATGCCTGATGAAAGCCGTAGAGAAACATGGGAAGAAACTGTAAATAGATACACTAGCTTTTTTAAGAATCGTTTTCCAGATACTTTTCCAGACCAAGAAGTAAATAAAGCAATACATGATCTTAATGTAATGCCTAGTATGAGATGTTTAATGTCAGCAGGTGCTGCATTAGAACGTGATGAAATAGCAGGTTACAATTGTAGCTTCATTGCTATTGATTCCCCTAAAGCATTTGATGAAGTAATGTATGTTTTAATGTGTGGTACTGGCGTAGGCTTTAGTGTAGAACGTCAGTTTACTAATAACCTACCTACTATTGCAGAGGAGTTCCATGAAACTGATACAACAATTAGAGTTAAGGATTCAAGAATTGGCTGGGCTAGTGCGTACCGCGAACTCATTAGCTTACTCTATTCAGGACGAGTGCCAAAATGGGACACTTCAGGAATCAGACCTGCAGGAGCTAGGCTCAAGACTTTTGGAGGCCGAGCATCTGGCCCTAAGCCTCTCGAGGACCTGTTCCAATTTACGGTTCATACTTTTAAGAAAGCAGCGGGGAGAAAGCTAAATAGCTTAGAATGCCATGACATCGTATGTAAAGTTGCTGATATTGTTATTGTTGGCGGTGTGCGTAGGTCAGCTCTTATCAGCTTGTCAAACCTCACCGACGATAGGATGCGAAACGCAAAGAACGGAGCCTGGTGGGAATCTGATGTGCAACGTGCACTTGCCAATAACTCTGTAGCCTATACAGAAAAACCTGATGTAGGTATTTTCTTAAAGGAATGGACAACATTATATGAATCAAAAAGTGGAGAAAGAGGAATATTTAATAGAGTTGCAGCTACTAAAAAAGCAAGCTCTAACGGAAGACGAGATGTTGACGGCTTTGAATACGGTACAAACCCTTGCGGAGAAATTATCCTGCGATCTAAAGGGCTTTGTAATCTCAGTGAAGTTGTCATCAGAGAGGGCGATACCCTTGCTGACCTTAAAGAAAAAGTCAGGATCGCAACAATTATCGGGACATTTCAATCCACCCTTACAAACTTTAGATACTTAAGAAGTGATTGGAGAAAGAATCAAGAAGAAGAACGTTTACTTGGTGTAAGTATGACGGGTATTATGGACCATCCTGTACTTAGTAAACCTACTGAGGAGACAGTTAAATGGTTAACAGAACTACGAGAACATGCAATTAAGATCAATAAAGAGTGGGCTGAACGACTTGGTATTCCTCAGTCTGCTGCTATCACTACTGTTAAGCCAAGTGGTACAGTCAGTCAGTTGGTGGGTTGTTCTAGTGGGATTCATCCTGCATATAGTCAATATTATATTAGGACTGTACGTATGGATAACAAAGATCCGTTAACGTTATTCTTTAAAACACAAGGTGTTCCTAATGAACCCGATGTAACTAAACCTAGTGACATTACTATATTTAGTTTTCCTCAAAAAGGAACTGAGTCTGGTGTTACTAGAAATGAAACAAATGCAATTGAACAATTAAAACTTTATAGTGTATATCAAAAGAACTGGACAGAACATAATCCATCTATTACTGTATACTATAAAGATAACGAGTTCTTGACGATAGGCGATTGGATATATAATAACTTCAGTGATGTTTCAGGTGTGTCTCTTTTACCACACTCAGATCATGTATATAAACAAGCACCTTATCAAGAAATAACAAAGGAAGAGTATGATGCCTTTGTAGCAAGTTTCCCATTGATTGATTGGGGTAACTTAAAAGAGGAAGAAGATACAACCACAGGCACCCAAGAGCTCAGTTGTACTGCGGGTGCTTGTGAGATTGTAGGAGTACAATAATGGATGCTACATTTCATTTAATACAAGGTTGTACTTTTGGAATAGAACTTGTAAGCGGTAAAGATGTAGATCCTAATAATGAAGATATTTACCTAGTAATTGATTTATTTTTAGTTAGAGTAGTAGTTAATTTTTAAAGGAGATAGTATGAAATTTGATAACGTTCAAATTACCAAAGTAAACAATGGTTATGTTTTAAATGGTACTAAGATTGATATTTTAACAAAGACACAGCTTAACGAAGTCTTGATCTTTAAAGACTGGGATGAAGTTGCGGCTTTCTTAAAGGACGCTAAATAATATTAGGGGCTTCGGCCCCTTTTTTATTCTATTGTAATTGTAATCTTTTCATTAGTAGCTACTAGCTTTTTAAATAAAGCATCATAAGCTAACTTAGAGTTACCAATAAAGTCACCACTTGACCAAGTAGTACCTACTAACAAACACCCTTCTGTATTTTTAGAAGAGTTACCTGAATGTATTCTAACACCAGTAAAGTTAGGCACATCTAGGATGTGAGGCATGTCTTTATTAAACCTGGTAGAACGATCAATAATAACAGAATAAGTGCCACTAGGTATAGCTGTTTGTCCATCTACTTTCTCTCCTTTAGGTCTTACAACATCTTCTAATACAAAACATTGGTATATACCATCTATATATAATTTACCAATAGTAAATGTTTTACCAAATTCAAATCGTTTAAGTTTCATTTCCATAATTAAGTCGCCTGTGTTTGTGCAGTTAATATACCATTAACAAATGTCATGCTACCATTAGCACCTGCTGGTGTTAACTTAGCTGTTGTAATAGTTACTGAAAGACCACTACCTAAACCTAAACTAGTTCTAGCTCCTGCTTGTGTAGTTGCTCCAGTTCCCCCGTTAGCAATAGATAAAGGCAATGAAAGTGCAGTTAAAGTTGCATATTGGGTAGCATCTAAATGATAATACTCAGTACCACCTACATTACCACCTTGTAAACCTTGTAAAATATTATGTGCTCTAGTTTGAATACTATTTAAATTAGATCCTGTAAAATTTAAACCTGTATAAAAGATTTGACCTTGAGCACCACCAAGAGATTCCCATAAATTAAAAAACCATTCTCTCCATTCATGTGTCTCACTTATAGGTTGATTGGGTATTGGTACTAATCCTGTTGCCATTTTGATTCCTCATATTGCTGTTCTAATTTATCAAGTCTATTTTGAATTCTAGACTCTTTACGTTTAGCTTTACGTTCTGCTAATACTTCAGCAGTAGAGTTAGCTTTATCTGTTTGACCATAGATAGGTACACCTAAGAAACTTGCTAATGCACGTTTACCACCCTCACCTGGAGGTGCACTAGCTGCAGCACTAATTTGGAATGGTAGGGCAGCCTTAGCTGAATGTACTAATCGTCCAAGAGTTGTATTATCTTTAACCATAGGAGCTTTAGGACTTGGGTATGCTTTACCTGTAGTCATAGTAATAACTCCCTTAGGTATAAAGCCTAACTTATTACCCAATGTCTTCTCAGGATCTAGTAACCAGTGGGCTGCTTCCATAGAATGTTTAGCCATTTGCATAGATGTACCATCACCTAAATCTACACGAGTAGGGTCTTTGTTAGTCCAAATAGGTCTACCTGTAAATGCCATATTAAAACCATTAAGAATAGTTAACCATAATAAACCTGTAGTTAATACATATCTACGTGCTAAGTCACTATTATTTGTAGGATCAATAAGACCTTTAACACCTGCTCTTAACTTCCAGTTCTGAGGTTTCATTAACTCTTTAGGAAGAGCCTTAGTAAATGATCTTAATGTAGATACAGTCCAGTCAGGAGCAAACAATACAATCTGTGCCCAGTCTCTGTTTTGTAACTTCATAGCTTTAATTGCAAAGCCTTTAAGAAACTTGTTCTCTACTTGATTAGCTACTTGTAACCAGTTTAGACCACCTAAAGTATTATTAACAAAACTAGCTACTTCAGCAGCAATTTGATCATCAGGTATCTCAGGATGTTTAGATTTAATTTGTGTAAAAAAGTGCTGTGCTAGATTTAATTTACCACCAGCATGCATGTAATCCCATGTAAATCTATTCATATGATTAAGGAAATGATTCTCTAAAGGATCACTCATTTGTCTAAGAACTTTTACATTTCTTCCACCAACAAGATGGTCACCAATTAACTTGTCTGCTGTACCTGCAGCATCACCTATAATAGTACGCTGTACGTCCTCTGTAGCTACCTTTAAACCACCTTTAATAAGTAATTGACCCTGTGCTCCAACACCTCTATGTTCTAGGTCTTTTAAAGCTGCACGAATACCACTACCACCAGTCATTACTTCTTTTAAGAATAATCCTGGAGCTGCGGTAGCTTGTGCTACTGCTAATGATGTTGCATGAAACAATGAACCTGCAGTATTTAAAAACTTAGATAACATAGATACAGATTTAAATGCTTCAAGCATAGCATTTGGATTATCTTGTTTAAAGACATGCCCTAAAATATCTTTAAAGTCAGGATGTACCATAACATCTTGCAGGATATCAGAACCTTGACCTGTAAACTTAACATAGTTATTTCTAAAACCTTGTTCTATGTTATTAGTTACAATAGGAAGTTCCCCTACTTGCCCAGAGATAGGAGAACCATCTATTTTAGTTTTAAGTAAGTAGTTAGCTAATCGTTTTTCAACAAGAGCTCTACCCATAGCAGTCTTATAAATTTCCATGATCTTAGCTATATCTCTTTGTACTTTAATACCACGAGTATTTATACCAAGTTCATCACCAGCTTGACGTAAAGCATTTTCAAGATCACGAATGTATCTAAATTGACGAGCTTGTGTAAAGTCTCTAACAAACCTAGACTCATTAGTATTAGCAAATAAATAGTCAGATAAAGCTCGTTGTTGTTCTCTATTTAAAACAGAGTCAGTAAAGTCTAAAGCATGAGTTACATAGTCTCTACGTAATTGAGGAAATAAACCTTCACTTCTAGCACGTTCACCTAAACGTCTAAACTCACTAACAATATAATCCCTTACACCAAATGATGGTTCATCAGAAGGACGATCTCTTAAAGAGTTATGACCTCTAACAGTATTCTCTATATCATTACGTAAGAAAGCTAATTGTTCTGCTTGAGTACCATCTCTAGGGAAACCTTCTTTATTTCTAAGATTGTTATAAGCATCTCTATTTCTAGTATTTTGTAAGATAACATTAAGAGGTTCTCTTTCCATAGCATTAGCTAAGTTTTGTTTCTTAGCAATACTTAATTGTAAAATACGAAGCTCTTCTGCTTTTTGTCTGTCACTTAATAATCTATCTTGACGTTTTTGTCCTTCAATAGACATAGTAATCTGTTCACGATTACGAGAATCAGGAATCTCTTCTTCAAGTCTAGAACGAGTTTGTTTAGCTTCCATCTTAGCAAGATCAATTTCTTGTTCTGATCGAATTACAGCATCTGTAGGTGTAGTTCTAGTAGCTCCAGGTTCAAATACTTGACCCCTGTTTTGCATCTCTTGAGCTTGAGTTAATTCTTCTTGGAATAAATCTTGTTGTTCAGGAGCAGCACGTTCTTGAGTAGTCGTACGTTCTTGCGTACCATTAATAGTACGATCAGTTTCAAGTCCTTGTGCTAATCTAGTTTCATAAGCAGAAGTTCCAGGAATTCTAGAGATAAGATTAGAAGCTAACTTGTCAGCATGACGAGTAATAGCTGTAGGTTTAGCCGCAATAGCACCAAATGCAGTAGCTTCTGCAATACGTTGAGGATTTAATTCACCACCAGATAATGCTTCTGAACCAGCTTCAATACCACCAGAAACACCACCTAATGTAGCTCGTTGAGCAAGAGGAGTAATTACTTTACCACCAGGAAGAGTAATATTAGCTAAGCTACCAGGTCTAAATAAAGCAAGATTACCTGTTAGTTCACCAGCATAAGATGATTCAGGGTTAGCAGCTATTTCCGCTTCACGAGTAGCTTTACCATAACCAATAGCTTCTTTAACATTTTCAGGTACAAACTTATCATAAGCTGCACTAACAGCTTTTTCACCAGCTAAGTAACCACCTACACCACCTACAAGACCTAATACAGGAGCTGCAATAGGAGCATAAGGACCCGCTAGTAAGCCAGTCTCTACACCTAGTTCAGCACCAATAGCCATACCAGGAGAAGCAGCAATAGCTTTAGAAGCACTACCTACAAAAGACTTACCAAATGATTTAAGAGCAGATACAGGTTCACTTAAATCTAATCCCTTCATATAAGGATTATCTTTAGCTATACCTTTACGATAAGGATTATTTTCTACTGATACTTCTGTTTCAGTCGGTAAGTCAAGACCCCTAGCATAAGGATTGTCATTAGAACCGAGCCGATAAGACACCTGTTCAGGTTGTGCTATATTAGCTGTTACATCTAGCATGTCTGCTTGTGTAATAGGTTTTATATTTTCCTGAACCCACTTAGTGGATTTTTTAGGTTGTGAGTATGTACTCGTTGGTAGACTTGCCCAGGTAGTTCCTAACTTTAAATGGGCAGCATCAAAGTCTCCTTTAATAACATCTCCTTCAGCATCTTTAGCTTTAAGAATTGCTTTTGCAATTGCATCTTGCGAAGTAGGAGAAAAATCAGTTATGCCTAGTTTAGGAGCATAATAATCGTAAGTAGTCTTAGTAATCTGATACTTACCAGCAGCCGTGCTTGGGCCTTCCTTAGTAGTAACACCTACTATATTAGGATGTTTAGAGTAATCAGTAAACTTCTTACCACCAACAATAGTATCATAGTCAGCACCCTCAGCCTTACCTATACCATCTAAGTAAGCTTGCATATTAGCTTCTTCACCAATGCTAGGATCAAGTCCTTTTAAGTAAGCATTTCCAGCCATTAGAACTCCTTTATGTATTACTTAGGATTTTCACCATATTTTTTACGGAACTCTGATCGTGAGATTTCTTCTCCAGTAATAGGATCTTTATAAGTTTTTTCTATAGTTCTTGAAGATTTAGTTACATCAACCTTTACACGTTTTGGAGAACCCTCAAATGATTTTAATACATTCTCTTGAGTTTTAGGTTCTGGTTTAGATTCAGCAGATACATTACCTTTTTCAACAAGATTACCCTTAGTATCTAAAGTATATCCAGGATGTTCCGCTTCTACATTAGATTTTAAAATATTAAATTGTTGAGCTTGTTTATCAGCAGGTAAAGCAACTACTTTATTAAATAGTGTTTTAATAGTATTAACATTCTCTTGAGGAATAGCAGATGTTTGATTATTTAAAACTTTATCTGCCTTTTCAATTTCTTTTAGTTCTTTAGTAGGAATATACTTTTTAACATTAGCAGCATGCTCTTCTGCAGCAACTAACCTATCTTGAAGATTAGTACGTTGTTGTACTAAAACCTGAGCTTCACGTTGTGATTCAGCAGGTGACATAATATTACCAAAATCATCTTTAATTGCAGCACCACTCTTAATTAAATCTAAACGATCTTGAATCATTTTAAGATCTCTTTGAGTAGTCTTAACAGTTTGGTTAGCCATATCAAAGTTAGTTTTAACAGCTTTTATATCAAGAGATCTTTCTTTAAGCTCACGATCTTCTGTATGCCATCTATCTTTCATAAGATTAGTTTCTTGCTTTTGAGCTATAGTTTTATTAAACTGAGCTTTTTTAGTCTCATCTTTCATAATTTCAAGATCAGACTTAAGTCTATCTTTAGTTGTCATAGCATCATCAACAATCATTTGAGCAGCTTGAACACGTTTAGTTCCATCCATAGATTTGTATTGATCTAAATCAGGAATACCCAAAGCATGAGCTCTCATTAATGTTTGATTAAAAGCAAACTCAGGATCAACACCATTTTCAACAGCATTTAAATATGATTTAGCTAAACCTGCTTTAACATCTAAAGCTTTACTTACTACTTTATTATATTCATTTGTAGCTTCATAATAATTCTTTTGAGTTTCAACAGCTTTAGTTTCAAACTTTTCAGCTTCTTTCCAAAGACCTTTTGATCTCATGTCATTAGCTGTTTTTTTAATACGAGCTAATTCTTCTTGATTAGAATCTACTTTATTTTTAGCAGATGTAACGTCTGCAATAGTCTTGTCATAAAAACTAGACTCTTTAGGTTGTTGAGACTTTTTATAATCACTTAAAATAGAATTATACTCATCTTCTGTTTTAGCAGAAGCTAATCTATCTTTAACTTCTTGAGGAGTATTAGCAGTATAGTCTTGAGTAATTGTAGATTGATCCTGTGTAATAGCATTAGGCATAGCAGGACCACTAGGTACTGGTTGTGCACCTGCAGGATAACCATTCATTACTCCATAATTAGGAGCTTCTTGAGTTACAGGTTGTGTAGTATTATATGGAGAAGTACCTACTGGGGTTGTGTTTTGAATAGGTTCATTAATTTGATACGGATAAGTAGTTACATTACCATCTTGATAACCAGGAACTGTATCTTTATTAGCCACCATCTTTTCATTAGTAGTACCTGGAGTCATAGACATAGCACCTTTAGGCATCATTGTCTCTTGACCACCAAAACCAGTACCTTTAGTATAATTAGTAGGTACAGATTGAGGAGCTGCAAAACCATCAGGAACAAGAGGTTCTGCTTCATCTTTTCCATAATTTCTATTATAGATTTCTGTAGCTTGTTTTTCCCTGTCTTGCTCATCCATGTATTTTCTTAGTTGAAGCCCAGCTTCAAAACCAGAAGCAAATGTCATAATATAATCCTTTAGTTAGATAGGTAATTTAGAATAGTCAACAGTGTAACCAAGACTAGTTAAACTTACCGCATGTTTATATTCAGGCATCTTAAGAAGATCTTGTGCAAGAACACCAATAGATTTAACATGTGACCAAATATAATTAAAGCTATAGATTTTAATACCTTTAATTGTATTAATATGTTTAATATTAGTTTTAAGATTTTTATCAGAGAATATTTTACCCCAAGGCATTGCACCTGCAACAGTACCTGCAACTCCCCATAATGGGCTTTGACCTTGTGAGCTACCTGTTGTTGTTGTGTTTTGACCTAAGCTAATACCAGCACCAGAAGGAGCTGTTAAATTACCAATCATACTATTAATATAATTTTGAGCATAACCTTGATTTAAATTACTTCTAGCAATATTTTCATAACCTGAGGGACCTACACCAGTAGCTGCAAAACTACGATCTTGTGCTTCATTTGCTAAATCTAAACCAAATTGAAAACCAGGTTGATTTTTAACATTAGCTAAAGTTGCAGAGTCTCCTGATATATATTTGTAAAGAAGGTCTTCATACTTTTGTCGTTTGTCTACACCAAAAAAGTCTACAGCTTGTGAGGTAGATGTTTGAGTGCTACCACCACCACCTTTACCACCACCATAGAATGTAAAAGCTTCTACTAAAAGAGTTACCCAGTTAAATAAGTTAATCATTGTTACGTCTCCAAATTATATTCATATACACGATACGTTTCTTTCCAACCTATCTGTTTTAATGGTTTAGTCCAACCACGACGACCCATAAATTCAATTCTAGAACAACCTTCTGCTTTACCAAACATAGCCATTGCATCTACAATAGATTGTTTCCAAGACTCTAAATCTTTACCACCAATAAAATGCCCCACTAGTGTTTTAATTTTAGCATACTGAATTAGTTCTGTATCAGCAGTTGCTACAATTTCATCATCATTAAAAGCAATCCAAAGCTGATGGTTTTTATATAACACATTATTTTCAATCTCTTCTATAGAAATTCTACCACCTGAAAGCTTAGCTGCTTTTTCTAGATAGTGTTTTACTTTAGGAAATATAATGTGTCTATGTTCTTGTGGTACTATAATTACATTCATTATTCTGAGCTTGGATCTAATCTACCATTAATATTAAATTGTACTTTTTCTAAACGGAAAGGATTATTACCTTGATATAGATATTCATAAGCCCTACGTCTAAACCTACCAAGTTGATATAAACCTGGTTTCTGTGAGTTTAATTGCACTTGTCTATACTGAGACCAGTTAGTATAATCATCTTCTGTATGACGTATGTTAAGTACATCATTAATTGTATCTCCATAAAGAGTTAAACCTGATACTGTTTTAAATGCATACGTATCAAAATCTAAACGATCTGTTACTACACGCATCCTAATGGGCCCAAAAGGATCTACATAGTTATTAGGACTTAATGTAAATACTAAACCATTAACAGCATCTAATACATAAAAGTTACCACTGTTAAATGGGAATTGTGTTACAAAAGAACATTCAAAGTAGTTTTCACCACCTGCAATATAATCTTTACTTGTAGTCCAATAATGCCATTGATCTTCTGCTAAGTCATATACAAGGGTTACATTTTGATCAGTTAGTACTAAACCATATAATGTATGGCCAGCAATTTTATATAACCAAGAATATGTACCAGTTAAATTACTAGCATTTAAGAAGTTTTCTACAGCTTTAGTAGATACTTTTCTAGGTGATAACCCATCCATTACCATAATGTTTCTACCACCTTCAACTACAGTTCCCATCCAAATTAAAGACTGTTCTGGATTTTGTATTGAATTACCATCAGCACATCCAATTTCCATATGAGCTGCTTGGTTAATAGATAGAACAGATCCTTGTGCATTACCTGCATCATAGAAAAAGTCAGCTGTCCATTCTTTAAATGCTATAATATAATTAAGATGACGTGCTATAGCCTTACCTTCATCTGCTTCTGACTTAGCTGATGTATAATTTGAAGGATTCCATTGACCAGGATTTTCATTATCAGATTGAAAGATTTGTCCTTGAGAATCCATTGCAAATACATAACCATCAAGGTATACTAAACCTGGAACAGGGTTTGCTGGAAATGCATTTAAATAAGCATTAGCTACTGCTAATGTTCCTGCACCTGAAAATACAACAGTTAATGTACCAGCGTAATTAGAACCAGGATTTGTTAAAGTAACATTAGTAATAACACCACCACCATCAGCAGTATAAGTCCCTACAGCACCACTACCACTAACTGAACCTGTAATACTAAATGTACCTGTTGCAGGATATCCTGAACCACCACTTACTAAAGTAACACCAGCTACCATTTTACGAATTTCATAAATAGTACCTGTAGCAGTTAAATACCAACCCTTTACTTGATCATGAAATACCATGTAAGGATGAGGGCTAGATGTATCTAAGGTATTTACCCAACTTACATTTTCTCCACTCATACCTGTAAGTAATTGTGTAGATACACCACTAGTAATACTAAATAGTTTACCACCCGCAGCAGCATATAAGTTATTATTATAAGACCATAAACCTTCCCCTGATGTAGGAAGTACTGGCGTAATTGTATATGCAGCTTTACCTGGACGTTTAATAGCTAATGTTCTACCATCAGCCAAAGTTTCTTTAAAACAATTAACCATCTTAGCATCTTTGCTAGTATCATTGGTACGTTGTTTTATAGGAGTTGTTAATGGAATATTAACAATAGGCATTATCGGAAGCTCCTGTTAAATCCGCCTCTTACATCAGGTTGGAAGAATGTTGAGGTCCACTCAATATCCCAGTCCATTAATTCATTCTTAAGCATTAATGCTTTTTCTTCATAGTATTGTTTGTCTTGAAGAGTCTTTTCATAATCTGATGCAAGTTCTGCAACTAGGCCCCATTTAAGAGCTAAGAACCACTCTGATGGAAAATCAAAGTTTTGGTTAGCTGATGTTATGTCTTCAATAGGTGTTTGTACAAATAAATGTAAATTATAATTTTCAGCTGTAAAAGTATTAGGAGTTAAGAATACACTTAGTTCTCCATAATCTCTCCAAGGTTTATAGTATACAGTATTTACGTTACCTTGTGATTGTTTAGCACCTAAAATATTATACTCTTGTTGTGAGATAACAGTCATTGGCATGTCTGTAAATACGCTTAAAAGAGTGTCTACTGTAACAGTACATGGTGTTGTAAAGGTACCACCAGTCATTGTTAGTACATCACCTACAGCATAGCCACTACCACCTGTATTAGCAAGCATTACACTTGTAACAACTGGACCAGTAAATGTTAAGTTAAATGTAGCACCTGTACCAGTACCACCAGTAGTAGCAGCTGGATTAGTTGGTTGTACTGTATAACCCGTACCACCAGACGTTAAAGAAATCTCACCTACTGAGTATGTAGCATTAGATAAGTTTCTTAAGTAAGCTTGAATAAGTCTTAAAGGTTTAGCAGCATTTAAATTATAAGTTGCTGAAGGTCCTATAGTATAAGAAGTTTGATTAGGAACTAAAGGTAATGTATACTCTTTAATAGTCCATAGTTTAATACCTTCTGATTGCCATTTCTTTAAAATAAGATTTAAAGAGAAAGAAGCATTCTCTAGTGCATTAGGCCCTGGTGTAGCCCCTTCTTCAAGGACTGCTAAACTACGTAGAGCAGCTTCAATAATTTGATCTCTGGTAACGGTAAATGTAGTAGTACCTGAAGTAGCCATGTTATCCCTTAGTTTTACCTAATAGTTTCTGTATTGTCTTAGTTTCGTAGATACGAATTAAAGTCCATACAATAGTAAATAAAGCAGCAATTGCTGGTAGTAATTGCATTATTGTACCTAGTGCTGTAGCAATAGAAGCTGTGTCTATTATGTGTTTAGTTGACTCTTGCAAATGTTCCATTATAAATCCTTAGGTTCCCAGCCATAGATCTCGGCTATTTGATATGTTAGTTTATAGAAGTTTTTGTTATGGAGTTCATATCTTTTACCTTCAAGGTATAAAATAAGATGAACCATCTCATGTGCCATAGTTTTCTCTAGTGTTTGTAGATGACTCATCTTAGCACTACTTATAGTAATATTATGAGGCTCTGGTATGTATTGCCCATACATAGAAGGATCATCTACAACTAAAAACTCTATCTCTGAAGGTCTTGGTAACTGATACTTGTTGAAAGGTGGCAGTTCACATAACATTCTGTAAACTGCTTTACACGACTCAACTGTTATAAGTTTCATTTCTTTTTAATATAAAATAAGCTTCTCTCACCAAATAAGTAGAAACCTACAGCACTAGCAAAGTTATCTACTTCTTGTGTTGCAATACCATTAAGATGCATATATGCCCAAGTAGATAAAACAATAAGACCAATAGCTGGTCTCATTAATCTAGTAACTGCTTCTACCCAAGGGTATGATGGGTTACCTGATCCTGCTTCGTTCATTACTTTAAAGAACTCTAAATCTATGTTCTTCATCTGAGCATACTGCTCTATTGTTGCAGGTTTAAATTCATTAGGTGCTACAAAACGATTAATAAGGGACTTACCTAAGTCCATTACTACTGGAGCAAATGCTGATAAAATTGTAATTGGATCCATGTGTTATCCTTGCATAATAGGTATTACTTTTTTAGGTTTACGAAGTTTATCTGGTTTGCCATTAATAATCCAAAATAAATCTTTTCTATCTTTTCTTAAAGGCCCATCAATGTGTATAGGAAAGTAATCAGTAACTGCTTCTATAGTATTACAAAATACAATTACATTATCACTATAAGCATTATTACAAGAAGCTTCCCAAAGCTCACCTGTTAAAAAGAAACAAGCACCTTTACATAAATGTAACACAGGGCAGTTAGGGCATTCAGACCTGTCACTCCAATGAGTTCCTGTTTTAATTTCTACAGCTTCTAAATTAGATACATGCCCTATATGATGTGAGATTCCTGCAGGGTTATGTGATACAGGACTTACATTCTGACAAGTAAGAACATTACCATTTAAATCTATAGCAATATTATCTTCTTTATCCATTCCACATTTTTGTGGTAATGATTCTATTCTTTGACCTTCATAAAGACCTTTAATAAAGTTTAAAGACTTTTGTTGAAGGGTACCAAATCTATTAGCTTTATTAGTTCTTATTTCAGCTGCAGCTATATTTCTATAGTTTACATCTTCTTCTTCATGTAATAATGATGTGGCTAATCCACCTTCATCATAGGCATCTACAAAAGTACCCTCACCTATTCCAAGGTATTGTAAGTACTCAGGTCCTATTTCTGTAGTAACAAAGTTTTCAAACCATTCTTGAATAGCAACTCTACTTATATTCTTAGAATTAATCATAGAGTTAAAACTAAGTTTACCTACTGGAGCTAATCTTTTATATAAATCTATAACTCCTGCTTTAGATTCAGGATCATTTAATGGATCTGGTCCTCTTACATGTTGTCCAGGACCATCATGAGATATAGATACTGCAAATTCAAATAACTCTAACCAATCATTCTTTTCTTTGTCTAGTAAACTACCATTAGTAATTACTGACATTGTACAATTTGGATACTTTAACTTTAACTTTTCTGCAAGAGGTTTAAATGTTTTCCAATAAACAAAAGGCTCTCCACCCCAAAACTCAAAGTTAACTTTACCATCCCCTTTATACCAACTATCCATGTTATTAATAAAAGTATCTACATACTCTGGATTAGTTTCTTCTGCGTGGGGTACAAATCTTTGATTACAATACTCACATTCAAAGTTACAAGATAAACCTAATTGAATTTTAATGGTTTTTAAATTACGTTTACCCTTTTCAATTTTAGCAGGGATAACAACATCATCATTTTTAGGGGTAGTTTTTACTATGTCTGTACCGTCTTCCCATTTAAGAGTACTTAATGACGAATCATATAATATTGTTTTTTTATCTTGGGTGACAAAGTTTTGTGCGGTAATTGTAAATAAAGGCATTAATTATCTCTCGGTATATATTGATAGTTCCACTCAGATGCTGGAGTTAAATGTAACCCTACAGTAATTCTAAGTATGTTTTTAACACTAGGAGTGTCAGGTATGTGCAATAAGTTAGAATCAAATATTACAGCCCTATTACTATTATATTCTATAATGGTAGGTTCTGTCAAGCTATTCTTAGTGTAAACTTTAAGGTTACCACCATAAGATTTATCCCAATCTTTAGAAGCAAACCATATTAAACTTAAATCCCCTGGGGGACCATCTCTATGTAGATGAGATTCATTTAAAGTAGTAGCTCCATTTATACCAACTCTTTTAATAGCATAGGGTTTAAGGTTATGTTTACTTAAAGCACTGTAAAGAACCCTACCTATATTGTTTTCTACCTCAGGGTTAAATATTCTCCAACCTTGATTACCTTGTATACCACTTAGATTTGGAAACTGCCAGTACCCTTGTTTAAAGTATTCATAACAATAATCCCAGTCTTTTTGAGATAGGAAATTATCTATGATCATATTGTAATAAACGAGTCAGCTTGTTGACGGTCTTTTACTTTAGCATTAATTACAATTAAGATCCTATCTTTATTACCCTTATACATCTCAGACTCATGGAACACATAAGAAGGATGCATAATAAGTAACCTAGGCTTAGGTATTAACTGTATTAACATATTGTGATTAAGGCCCCTAGAACGCTGTGCAATAGGGTCTATAAATAGTAATCTCCCATCATCATTATCACAAGAATTCTGACCTTTGTCAGTAACTTCTAAATCTAAATAGTAAACACCTGTATAATCAATACCACGGTGAGTATGTGGTCTTGCTCTCATGCCTTTAGTAAACCGTCTAGGAAAGGCATTAACTTGAATCTCTAAAGAATCAGGATCAATAAATCCCTCAGCATGAAGCATTTGATATAACCTATTTTTAACCATAATTTTAAACTTTTGGATAATAGGTTTATTTTCTAAGAATAAGTTTGGTATTTTAATATCTCTATTAAAGATTTCAGGTACACCATTAAACTTATCTATTTCAGGAAGTATTGTTTTAAGCAATTCTTTATTGTCTTCATCTGTTAAAAAGTCTTCTTCAATAAGAAGGTTAACAGGCCACATTTGATGTAGCATAATTAAATCTTTTTATAAAATGGATGCTGAATAGGTTCTGCTATACGTACAACAATTGTAAAAAAGTATCTTGTTTTTTGTCCTAAATAAGGTTCACTAAAATGATATAAATATGCTGGATGCATAATCATAAATTTTGGACGTACAACAATGTCTACGTTTTGTGTATGATTTAAAGCACGTGATCTTTGTGTAATAGGATCTGTAAATATAAATCTACCTTTAGGTTGTTTAAAATTATCACCAGGTTCATTTACAACATCAAGATCTGCATAGTATACACCTACATAATCACATCCACGATGATTATGAGTTTTACTTCTGTCGCCATGTTCATGTTGTCTAGCTACAACTAAAGCTTCTATTTCATACTTTTCAGGATCAATAAAGCCTTCTGCATGCATCATCATACGAACTCTAGATTTAATATAAGCTTTAAATTTATCAATAACAGGATGTTCAACATCTAAAAGATTATAACCTTTACGATTAGGATCTAAAATATCAGGAACGTGTTTAAATTCTTTAGAGTGTTCAATACCAATTCTAATAAGTTCTTGATTATCTTCATCAGTAATATTAACATCTTCTATAATGATATTAACAGGCCAGTGCCTTTGTAATACAATATTTGGATTCTCTAAGTTCATACTGTTATCTCCGTTTTTCCTGTATAAAATTTAAAACCTGCTTTAACCTTACCTTTACCTTTTAATAAAAGTTTAGTTTGAGCTTTACCTAATTTATCTGTTATAAGTCTAGTTTCTTGAAGAATACCTGTAGTTGTTTCCAAGTATACTTCTATGTTTTCTTTAAGTGCATATGTTCCATCAGCATTTAATAATTGAACATATATATTATCATCCTCATCTTTTTTAAGTTCAATAGATGGTAACATTGGAATAACATCATCTAAACCATTAGCATTAATAGTTTCAATAAAATTATCACCTTGTTCAATGCCATTAATAGTAATAGTCTTTGCTGGAAGAAATACAATCCAGTCTTCTATTGGAGAGTCAGGCCAGGGTCTAGCTAAACAGAACCCTTGTTGTACTCCTAACATAGAAGCTACTACATGTCCAGTAGTTGATTTAGATTCACAAGAGTGTCTAAAGAAATCGTAAACTCTTACTTTTTCTCGTAATCTAAAACCAACCCCTATAATAGCATGTGGTTGATTTATACGTTCATTAGAAGAAGTGTCTCTAGTTAAATCATACATTGATAAGTACCCAGTGTATTTATCTAACTGATCCATTTGTATTTCACGTCTATGTGAAACTACAGCATCTTTACTTCCAATTAAAGTTAACTCATATTGTAAACCATTATTATCATGGTTAATTACTAATGTATTAGGAGACTGTTCTTCCCCTACATGAGGACATTTTTTGTAACCAATCATTAAATATTAATTTCTGCTTTACCTGAGAAATGTTTAAATCCAGCCTTAACCTTTCCTTCAAGCTCATCACCAAATACTTTAACTGTAGCTTTACCAGTTGCATCTGTTAATGCACGTGTTTTATTTAAATAACCAGTTGTTGTTTCAAAGTAAATTTCAATGCCTTCTTTAGCAACACTTAATTGTGCAGTAATTTCATTGCCATTTTTATTTAATGCAATATTTGGCAACATCTGATTTGCTAGCTCTGAAATATGAACATCATTATCTAAATTTAAAGGTTCTAATTCTTCTTCGTCCAAAGTTACATCATTTAAATTAACAACAACAATGTAATCAGACGATGGACTGTCTGAAAAAGGAATAAATCCAAACATAATAGGTGCAATATCTAATGCCAATCTAATTGAACCAATATTTCCTTTATTATGTTTTGAATGCTTAAAAAAATCAATAGCATTAAGTCTTGTTTCATCAGACTCATGAGGATATATTGCAGATACAATATGAGCTCCTGTCATTAATGTTTTTAATTTTTGATCTTTTAAAAAAGTATCTTTATTAAAAATGTATGTGAAAGTTATATCTTCAATATTATTATCAGATAAATTCATATTGATTAACTTAAGCTCAAAAGAATTGCTATCTAAAGTTTTTAATTTAGCTTTTTTTGTTTCAGACCTTTCTATATTTCTTGCATTTTTATAAAATTGCATATTTTTTCCTTTTTAGCAGTTGCAGTTACAATTTGTATAGAGTACAAAACTTTGTGTTAAAGTGTTATCAACAGAGTATAAATTAAGATATCTGTAGGTATTTGCTGGTTGTGAAGGCCAACAGTTTGAACCAACTATATAATTTACTGCTTGTGATGTTGTTGCATAACCTGATACTGAAACACTTGCCCATGTATTATCACCACGTAAGTATGTAGATGCTGATGCTGTACCAGTAGCAGATAAATTAGCAATACCTACTTTAGAATATGATAATGTTGTACCATCTGTAGTTAATACTTGGTTAGCTGTTCCAGCTGTTGTTAAACCTGTACCACCACGAGCAGTAGGAAGAGCTGTAGTAAAACCAGTAACATCATAATCCCAAGAAGCAGCAGTTGTACCAGAAGTTAATATACAAGTACAAACAACAGTTGTATTAGCTGTAACAGTTCCTACTAAATTAGCACCAGATGAATTTACAGTTAAGTTTCCAGAAGAATTATTATGTATTGTAAATTGCTGACCTTGAGTCAAAGTAGATGTTACAGGTAGTACAACAGTTTGCGTGGTTGATCCTGTAAAGAACTGTGTTGCTGTGCTAGATGCAGTAAGTGTTGTAGTCCCTGCCGCTGTAGCTGTAGTAGTGTATCCTAATGTAGCAATAGTAGCCGCAGCTAAAGAAGTAGCTCCTGTACCGCCGTTAGCAATTGGAAGCGTTCCTGTAACATTAGTAGCTAAATTAGTAAAGGTTGTAGAGGTTGTTCCAGTACCACCATTAGCTATAGGTAACGTTCCTGTAACACCCGTAGTTAAAGGTAAACCTGTTGCATTAGTAAGGGTAGCTGATGTAGGGGTACCTAATATTGGAGTAGTAAATGTTTGAGTTTGTGTAAATGTATTAGTAGAGTCTAATTGCGGAAAGTTAGTTAAATTAGCATTTACTAAACGAAGTTCTACTTTATCACCAGTTATAAATGCAGAAGCTGTTGTATTATCTTGACCTCGGACAATAGTAAAAGTATCTGTAGATCTAGCAGTTACTTTAACAATTTCAATTATAGTAGCTGATGTATTAGATAAAGTACAGTAAAAGTATTGACCAGCTGTAGGGTTTGGAAATAAAGCCCCTGTAGCTGATGCCACTGTTAATGAGGTAGCAACTGCTGAAATGCCAGAAGCTAGTGTAGTTGATGCATTATTTGTAAATAAATTTAATCCTGCCATAATATTATCCTAATTTAATGTTATACTATTAATTGGTGAACCATTAATCGATGTTGGTGTTGCTGGAGCAAGTAATACAGCGCTCAAGGTTACTGTTACTGGGCTAGTTATATAAAAATTGTATGGTGCTCTTACAACAGTTAAAAGTAAAGTTGCTATACTTGTTGAAAGATACTGACCTAATAAAGCTTGTGTTACGGCTATAAAACTATTAGCAGGTTCTGATCTTAACCATGGAGCTATCTGAGTATCTGCAATACCTCTTACAAAGTCTTGTGGTTGACGTATTTCCCAATCATGGTCACAACACATGAGACCATCCCAACGTTTCTTAAGGTTAGACGCTTTGTACTTACGTCCACAGACGTCACAAAGAGCTATCCAGTCTCCTTTATCGTATCTAGGTATATAACTCAACTGAGTCTCCTAGACACTAAGTGGAGCAAGAATCTGTAAGTCAGCTAAAAGAACTAGGGTATTAGAAGCAGATGTAATTACCGTCATTTGAATACGATAAATTACTCCATCTAAACCAGCATAAATTCTTTGTCCTACTTGTTGACCGCTTACTACAGGACTCCCTTGAAGTATAGAAGTAGGAGATGCATCTGTACCTGAGACTACTTGTACTGTGCTAGTTGCACTTGTAATAGTTTCTCCTGTACCCATAGCTGGAGAAAAATCAAAAGTAAACTGTTCGTTTTCAGTAGTTACTTTGTATGAAAAAGCCGTAGGCATATCCTAAATCCTTAAGTATAAAAGACTTTTCTAATCTTAGAAGCGGCATATATTAATCTATTTAAAGGGAATGTTATGAAAGATATAGCACTTCTAATTAATGTAACTATAGGAGTAACTATTAATGTAATAAATTTACGTACACCCTTAACTAATATAATACCACAATTTACTAGAATTGTCAATGGTTTTCCTACTAATTTTACTAAAGTAGAAGTTGTTGTAGATAAAACAGTTAAGATTTGATAATACAATTTAACTGGTATTAATGTACTGGTAGAACTAACTATAGAAGCTGTAATTGTTCTTGCTAAGATTAACCCTCTACTTATAGTAGATGTTACTGTAGAAGTTATTAAAGGTATGCTAAAAGTAATAGCTCTAATAAAACTAGGGGTAATTGTTGAGTAAGCTAATAATGTTACAAGTCTATTAGTAGCTGTTAGTATTGTAGATACTGTTACTTCTGCTTGTAAAACAAGTTTACCAAAGGTTCTTTGAAGAGTTGAAACTACAGTACTAGTAGCAATAATATCTCTAAGTAAAGATAGTCTATTAGCTAACGTACTCAAAGTAGTAGAAGATACTTCTAATATTTTACCACGACCAGTTTGAGCTATCGAAGCTAAGCTAGTAACTAAGGATGCTGTAATTGTTTTTAAGTATACAAAACTTGAAACAATTGTAGCTGTACTTGTACTAACAATAGACTTAATAGCACCTAGTGCTCGTAAGAACGAAGCAGTAACTGTAGCAGTAACATTCAGGGCTTGACTAAACTGTGTAGTCTCAGCCCCGTTTATTACTCGTACGTTAATTGCTGATTGATTTAGAGCCATAGCTCAGGCCCCCAATCTTATTAACTAAATTGTGTTTTGAATGTGAACTGAATGCTATCGCCTGATGTTAATGCGATACCAGTAAAGTCACCTTTAACAAATAAGTTACCAACTGTAAGTGCATCAAACAAACCAGCATTAGTAATTGTTAAACTAGAACCTGCTGTTTGTGTACCTACCACTTGGTATGTATCACTTGTTGTAGTAGTTGTTTGTTGTGTAGATGTACCTGCAACTCTAGTACCAACTTCAGTAAATAAAGTTGTATCAGTAGCAGCAGTAGTACCAGAACCAGTACCCCAAGCAACATAGGAAGGTTCAGTTCCAGAGCCTTTGATACGGTTTGTAACTACAGCTTTACCTGTGTTTACTAATAGTGTAGCCATTTTTTAATTCTCCATAAAATACGTTTAAGTGGGTTCTTGTGCCAATACTGAATTGTTCCAAGATCTTCAATAGTTCCATCTGCTCTTGTAATAATTGCAGATATTTCCATTTCTTTTACTTTAGCATCAGAAGCTATCATGATAAGTTCCTTAATTTATAAAGTGTAGATAGATATAACTCAACGACCTCATCAATGATGTTTTGAATTGCTGATCTAGTAGTAGCAGTTTTACGTAACTCATCAATTGTTGCAAGTTGTTTTTCTAAAAATACATCAATTGGGTAATTAGGTATTTTGGCATATAAGGGAATCTCTCCTAAAAGGCCTTGATCCCCTTGGTATGCTTCTGCTAATTTATCTGCTAACTCAATAACGTCATCATAGAAATGACCAAGAGCTTTGTGTTGAGCATAACTCTTAGTTTTTAAATGTTCAATGTGCGTAACATTACGTGCAAAGAACAATAATCCTATGATATCTTCCATGTTAACTCCATTGTTTAATACATTCAATTAATAAACTGAATGATAATGAGCCTGATGAATAACCGTCTGTATCATATAAAACTTTACCAGTCACACCTGCACCAGCATTGTTTTGTAAGAAACCAATCTGTTCTCCCATTACAAATCCCCTACCTACAAACCTCCAGATAGGTACATCTGTTGTAGCATCCCAATAAAGGTTGACAGCTAAGCCATCTTCTACAGTGTAAGTTACTTTTTTAATTGCTACCTTAGTAGGTTGTTGTGAGTTTAACCCTGAAGCATTAACCGCAGCAACAAGTGCTGGGTCAATTAAGGTTGCTAAACTTACGTTACTTGTATCTAGGATACCAACTAATTTAACAACTAGATTACGCTCACTATCAACTAGTGTTTGAATCTGTACTGAATTAGCCATATTGGCCTCCTATTATCGTGTAACTTCTACAGAAGCAGAAATATAATCAACTGTTAATGTATCAGTAGCTGTCGGTGTAATTTGCATTACTGGACCTAAATTGACACTAGGTATGTTTGTACCAATAACAGGAGCTTCAACACGAGCTACTAAAAGATTATCAGAATAAACTAATAAATCTACACCATTAAAATAGAAACCTAGTTCAAGGTATGTATCAGCAACTGCTGTAGCAACACCTGTAATTAATGTAGTAGTTACTGATGCAACGGTTGCAACTAAGTTAACTGAAGTTGATGAAGCTGCTTTAGCAAACCATAAACCATTAGTTACTGCTGAACCATTTCTTAAACCTACATAGAATGCTTTAGTACCTGATACGGCTGAAACTTTAAATCTTGATGTAAACCACACTTGATTACCTGCAACAAAAGCAACATTAGATGCTGTTTTATAAGCAGCTGTAGCTGTAGAAGCTGCACCTGGGGTAATTAAACCTAAACCACCATTACCATCTGTTAAAGCAAATGTAGATGAGGTACCAGTAACTGTATACTCTGCAACTGAGTTTGTAAAATCATTTGCATACTGAGCAACACCTGTTAAACTAGAACCACTTGTAGTAAATGGACTTGGTAACGGATAGTTACCATTTAAATACTGTGCATCATTTGTAGACACACCATTTGAAAATCTTGTTGGATTTGACATATAAATCTCCTTTGACGTTGTTTGTTATAACAACGCTTATCTCTAAGCGTCATCAGAGAACAATAAATTATTTACCCTTTTTGACAGGTGGGCGTTTACCTTTTTTTTCTTCTATTGGATATGACATATTTACTCCTAAAATAAAGACTAGAGGGAACTTTAACTCGCCCCCTCTACATCTCATGTAGTCCTAATTAAGGACCGTTAACACCGTAGATTGCTCTAGGGTCTGTCCAGCCAAATGAGTATCTTTCGTAACCCTTAGCCTTAGCATTCATTGTATCAAAATCATTGTCTTGATCAAATTGAATACCAACACGTGAGTAGTACTTAAGACCGTTTTGGATGTTAGTTCTAACAAACCATGCGTTAGGTGAAGTTAAGTAGTGGTTCATTACGATACCTTCTGGTAAAGCATTTGTCGCTACTAAAACGTTCACTGCATTGTTTGCTGTTGTTGGTGTGTAAGCTGATTTCATAATGCGATTAGCATTCCACCAGTTTTGACGAGCAACAACTAGGCTTCTTGGCATAACATTGATCAAAAGACCACGGTCATTTTGGAAACCCATAATTGCTGTTAATGCATCTTCTAAAGAAGCTTCTGACAAGTCAGCAGGAACTGAAGGAGCATTAGCAAATGTACCACCAGATGTGTTAGGATGTGCTGTTGAAGCTAAACACACACCGTCACCACCTAAGTATGTAGAATTAAATGCACGATTGTAGATGTTAGCACCAACGTTTTCTTTCGTTTGACGGAAAGACATTGCTAATGCAGCAGATCTACGACGTGATACTTGTTCATACAAGTTGTCATCTAACTCTTCTTTTGTTACGATATAACCCAAAGCGTAAGCAATGTGTGTATAACGTGTTGTGAAACCTTGAATTTCTGAATCGTATGAAACTCCAGAGCCTTCAGATTTAACCGGAGCTAAACCAAAACCTGTAAGTTGAACATCTTCTTCATAGTTCATTGAGGATGTGTCACTGTCAAACAATTGAGAATATTCTTCTTTATGTTCGTCATAGACTTGACCCCACCATGCTTTGATCCCAGGCCATAGGGCCTTAGGGTGTGAAGCGGTTGTTATAATACCAGCCATGTTATATTCTCCTTATTAAGCCGTGCCAACTGGGTTGAGGAATTGATGCTTGTTCCATTTTACCAAAGCTTGAGCATAGGCACCAGCAGCATTATTAACTGCTTGTGTTAGTCCAATGATTTGTAGTGGTAAAGCTAATGAGCCAGAAGACGCAATAGCTAAGAATGAAGAAGCGTTCAATACCGTTGAAGATAGCGGAGCTGATTGAGCAAGAGTTGTTTGGTTAGCTGTAATAGTTAAACCAGCATTCTTGAATACGTCAGCAGCTGCCACACCAGTAGCATCACCTGTTACTTGCATAATAATTGATGGATCATCAACTACGTAAACGTAGCGAGTACCAGAATTAAGTGGTAAGTAAATTGTATTTAGAGCCAATGTAGTACCTACAAGAGATACACCTGGATCAGATACACGAATACCAACGATAACACCAACTGGTGTATCAGTAGTAAGAGCTTTTGTTACATAAGGTACACCGTTTGTATCGCTTGAACCAGCAACTTTAACAACATCGCCAATAGCGTAAGTGTTAGAACCGTCGTTAGCGATAGCATAGAGGCGACCCTGTTCGTTAAACGGAGCACCAGTAATTGTTCCTACTGGGCTAAGTCCACGAGGGGTATTTGCGTTAGCCATTTTTATTTCCTTTTAGAAATTAAGTTTATGTTTTGTAGTTAATGCCACCCTTAGGAGTATAGAAACCATCAGAACTTGTTCCGTCCTTAATGTTTACACCACCACGGATTGCAGCATCTACTCGATCATTACGTTTTTGTAACTCTGATTGATCTTCATCAAACCATTCTTGTTTAATCTTTAACAAGTAGGCATAAAGACCATCACCTTTCTCACTTGTACCAACGAGGTATCTTACCTTATCTCCTATATCTGTATTACCAGACGTTACACTATCTTTAACACCGCCCACTTCATCAGGACTGACAAACTCCCATCCTCCATCAAGTGCGGTCTGGACTCTACCTGGTTCATCATTAAAGATGTGTAGGTGGTATCCAGGGATTAAATGATTTACAGTTAACTTTGCTTGAGTACCATTAAATAAATTCCTTTGACGTTCACGTGAAGGACGTTCTGTGGTAGTTCTAGTAAGTGCCTGTTCTTTTTTCTCTTCAATTGTTAATGCTTTAGCCATAATTGTTCTCCTTAATTCCAGTCGTAACTGTCTATGTATTCTTGTTTAGATTTGATCCATCCTTGTTTAATGAATCGATCACACGCTTGTTTTGCATCATCAGGTAAGTTGTCATAAGACTTTTTACCAGAAGATCCTGTTCCTCTAACACTACCTGAGGAATCTACTGCACTGCCCTTAGCTTTATTACCTAAGAACTTATTGGGCATGTACTCTCGAATCTTATCATCAAGCTTTTCTAAAAAGGCACGACTAGTAAGGTGAGGAAATTGTTTTCTTACAGAGGATCCTAAAGTGTTAGCTAGTTCAGTCATTTCAATATCATTACCAAACCATGTATTTTTATTTAACCAACCTTGTAATTCTGGATCATCTGGAATACTTACTTGAGCAGGTTGTTCTGGCTCTGGTTTAGCTTTACTAGCTTCCTTAGCCTCACGCTGTGCTTCCTTTAGTGAATCAATTTGATCGTCAATATCAACGACTAGATCACCGTTTCCTTCTGCAATAGCTTCACGTTTTTGTGACTTTAACTGAGCAATTTGTACTTCATACTCAGCAGTCTTACGTTCAAATGATTCCTTTTGGAACTTTTTAAACTCTTCAACGGATGCTTTTATGCTATCAATTTCTTTGGCTTTTTCATCCAACTTCTTCATAAGTAATTCATTATTCTTACGGAGAATAGGATTAATTTCCTTACCTCGTTTTACAAATACTTCTGCATCAACCCAGTCATCTTCAGAACCTCTAAACTCTTCTTTAGGAACCCAACCAAATATACGGGCTTCTTTTTGAGTTTGTTCATTAACTGCCTGTGCCTCTTGATCTGCACTTGTTTCTTGTTGCTGTACTTCTTTTTCTTCTGACATGTTTTCTCCTAGTCGACTAATGCTACAACATCTAAATCATTAATGATACGGTATTCTTTGGCATCATCTCCCTGATAGATTAATCCAGAGTACTTACCAAAGATTACATGGTCACCTACTTGAGCCCAAGGACTTGGTTGGTCTAACCATGCTGTATTGCCTAATTCGACAACAGTACCTTTTAGTTGTGCTAGTCTTTCTCTATCTCGGTTTTCACCAACTGAAACAATAATACCGCTTTGTGTTACTTCTTCCACTGGATCTGGGAGTATTAAAACTCGATGACCCTTTGGGTGAATCCCACTAGTATTTTGCATCTTCTCTTGCTCCCTCTGTTAAATCCTCATATGTAATATTAAGGATATTTAAAACTGCATTACATCTACCTTTTACTTCTTCCTCATTATCCACGTTACCGCGAACAATCATTTCTTTGAGATACTCCCTATCATTGTGTAGGGACTTCTTCAGTGCCTTGGTTACTGGATGTTCCACCCAATCCAAGTACTCCTGCTGCGTTATTATCATACTCTACTGCTCCCTCAGTTGCTTTCATTAACATATCTATAGATCTTAAGATACCATCTTGGTGAGCTTTAGCAGCACCCAACTGAGTTTGTAACATAGCAATGTCATGACCTGCTCTAACACCACCAGCTTCCTCAAGTGCTTTAGCTGCTTCTGCTTCCATTTTGATAATCTTAGCTTTATTAAGCTCAGCTTCGTTTTGTAATTTAGCGATGCCAAGTTTAAATTTAGTTTCAAGAGAAAGCTTACGTTCTTGAGCTTTAATTTGCTCAACTTGAACTTTAACATCTGGACCTGCAGGTGGTAATGCATTTGGACCTGAAGGATCTGGTAAGATTTCCTCAATGTTTGGTACTTTAAGTGCTTCTAAATATCTACGCATTACTTTGTAAACATTAAATCCTGGTACAGCTAATGCTGTTTGTTTTAATGCTTCTGCTTGCATTAGACGTTGTGTATCAGAAATAACTTGTACATCTGCTGCAGGACGTAAGTCAACTGATGAGTCTTTATAGTCTGAAGCTAGTACAACATTACCAGCAAACTTGTATTCATCTGATAAATATAGTTGGTTTAAACGATATACTTTACGAAGTTCTGAGTTTAAAGCTCTATAGATACGTTTAAATATTCCTGAGAATACTTTCATACCTTGGTCTACCATTGTTTGGCTTGTAGCTGCAGGTGTATTTTGACCTACATTCTCACCAACCATAATGTCTGTAGAACCAACAATACGTTCACCATAGTTAACTAAAGTTGTTAATAGTGTATATAATACTTGGCTAGGTTCACGAACAGGTAATGGATAAATACCTTTAGCTAGGTCTTCTCCAGTAGAATCCACATGCTTCCACTCAAGAGGAGCAAAATTGTAATTGCCTCCACGGACTTTAATTCCCCGTGAAAGGAATCCTCCCGCTGTATTAGCCATAGTACCTGTATCGATAAGCTGATTAATAATAGTATTAATAGACTCATTTAAAGGTCCTAATAAAATACCAAATCCGATGTCATAATAACCACCATCTGGAGAAGGAATAAAAGAATACTTAGTAAAGTAACTTTCAGGTTTAATATTAATGATTTCATCTTTAATGTTACGTTTAATAGATGACTCAAAATAGTTAGCTACAACTCGAACTACTTTTTTAGTAGGTCTGTGTACTGTAATAATGTATGGCTCTTTATAACCGTCACCATCTAAATCTTCCCAACGGTGTTGTTCAAGAAACTCATAAGGAGTTCCTGAATCTGTATTGTAATCTTCTGTGCCTTGTTGTTTATCTTGAGCTACAGTTAAATAATCTTGTGGTTGTAAGATAGGACGACCTAACTTAACATCTAACCATAGACCTCTACGTTGTCTACTAATAACATCATTTGTAGATAAATATAAAACGTGAGTTTGACGATCACAGTCATGTAAATTCTTTGTCCAATATGAAACAACAAAGTCTTTAGCTAATACGTTTTCTGATTTAGGATGATCTTCATTAAAATCCCAATATGTTTTTTTAAATGCACAACCAACAATAGGTACTGTAATAAGCACCTTATCCATTTCAGATTCCCAAGCTTCATCTTCTTTTAGTAACTGGTAACTCATGTGTCTTTGAACACGTTTATTACGAGCTTGGTTTTCATCTTGACCAAAAGGATCTGTATTTGTTGTTACATCATGATCAATCTTAACAAGTTCCCCAGCAGGTACTAAAGCAGGGTAAGCACGACTATGAAACTGTAATGCTGCTATTGTAATTAATGGAAACTTAACGTTAGATGCACCTGACCATGGGAATGATTTAGCTTCTGCAACTTGTAGTGCTAACTTCATAGCTTCTTCTACACGTTGTTCCCATACACTACGAGATTCTTTATCAGTATCAAATTCAGATACGACTCTAGATCCTAATGTATTTAGAGCTCTTTCATCTAACATTTCAGCAATGTTTGGTGAAGAGACTAATTTACTTATGTCAAGTTTTACATCTAATTCCATAGTTAATATCCTGTTATAGCAGATCTACCATCGTGTTGTTGAGATAATGATTTCAAATATTCGTACTCTTCTTCCTCTGCAGGAGATTCAGCATCATGTACTTGGTCTACAATTAGACCTAACCAACTAAGTGCATCCACTTGGTCATCATGTCTAGCTTTAGGGAAACGAACCATTTCCTCTTCTAGATCTGGGTACCAAGGAGCACCTTTATCAAACTTAACACCGCCAGCTTTAAATCTAGCTTGGAAAGATCTGGCTCTAGTTTGTTTATCTTTTGTTGGAGTCATTGGGTAAAGACTCATGTATTCTTGTCTAGCAATTTGTTCCCGTCTTAAGATAGGACCTAATGCTTTTTCAATAGCTCCCTTTTCAGTAACAAAGTATTGAGGTTCATATTTCTTTTGTACTGCAAACATCTCTTCAACAATCTCTAAGGAATCCCATCTTCCTCTTCGAATGTCTACTATGTTCATTATGCCATCTGAATCAATTCCACCAATAGCAATGACAGTGTAATCGCTACGTTCTCTAGTAGAAATGGCGAAGTCGACTGCAGCATAATAACTAAGCTTTTTTTCTTTATGTCTAATAGCATCTAATGTAAACTTAGGAATTTCAATAAAGTCGGGACGTTTAAAATAAGCAGTAGACTCGTCAATAGGATAATTGAGGAACTCTTGTGCATATACTTCTGGAATACCTTGTTTAGTGTAATCATCTTTTTTATCTATAAAGAAATCAGCTGTATATCTATCAGCCCAAAGAATATCCTTATAATCATCTGAGTGTGCTCTGTATCTTACAGATCTCCACTCTACACGTTTACGTGTTGAATAAGTTTTTAAAGGCTCAACCTTAATATAATCGCCATCATAATCGGGAGGCATAATACGATTGAGTAGGGAATCGAGATGTAACACAGTTCCCACAACACGTACAATACCATGCTGAGACCGACAAGGAAGAAGTGCAGCATAAAACCACCTTCTAAACTTTTCACGTCGTTCTTTTGATTGTACTTGTTCATCGCCTTCCAAATCATCACATACAATTAAATCAGGTCTACGTTGGTCCCATTTAAGACCCCGTACTCTTTGTTCTGCACCACGTACTAAAACTCTGAACTGTTCTCCATCATCAAACTCTACAATAATATCTGTTTGAGATTCTTTAATAAAACTTTTAATTCCAAATAAAGAAATTAAATCTTCATTGTTTTTTAACTCGTTAGTAATATCACCTAAGAAGTTAATAGCTTGGTTCTCAGTATCAGAAACAATTAATACAAACTTTCTATCCCTAAATAAAAGAGCAGCGAGTAAGTAAGCATGAGTAATTGCAGTTGACTTCCCGTGGGCTCGGGGTGCTGCAATAGCTACTAAAGGGTTTTCGCTGCAACAAAGATCCCACCACTCTAAATGACATTGCGGAGTAGGGGTTGAACCATCGTACCTCTTTGCTAAAATCGAACCTGCAAACCCATGTATTAGGTCAGGTGTTAATTTCATTTATGTCTTTTTTGTTTCTCACCAGGTTTATGTCCATTGTCAGCTCGATTAGCTGAAACTGAACGTGTACGTGTATTACTTAAAGCTTTAGATCCTCCAGCACGTAAAGGTTTCTTATGATCTACATCAGTAGGTCCAGCACCTTTAGCTCTAGAAGCTTTGTTTCTTGCAGCTCTATCTTTTTTAGCTTTAGTAGAGTCAGCAAATAAATCATACTCTTGTTTATAGTTACGTTTATAATTTGGTGAGCTAGGCATTATCGTTTACCTTTTGACATCTCTGTATAGTATTTATTATATTGGTTTGTATAGTAATCCATTACAGGTTTATTCTTTTGATGTGAGTAAATGTTTCTAGCAATTTCAGCTTCTTGTTTATTTCTAGCTGCTGCTGCATCACCACCACCTACAAACGTCTTAGTAAGTGCTAAACCTTTTGCTTCTGGATTCTCAAACTTTTTATTGTAAAGAGCTAGAGGAACATGTAATGCTTTTGTTTCATATGTATCTAAATCATGTGCTCTATATACATCAGCTTTTGATACAATACGTCCTTGTCTGTCTCTAACTAACTCTTGATTCATAGATCTTTGTAAGCCAAGTTTTTCTACTTTATCACTAATGTTATTGTAAGATTCTGCTCTTGATGTCCATTTTTCATTAGATAAAATCTTAGCATCTATAGCTTCTCTTTGCTTTTCAAGTTCTTTTTGTTTAACTACAAGATCTCCAAATAAAGGCATATTTTTTAATTTAAAAGCTTTATCTTTTTGTGCTTCTAATTTAAGTTCTTGAGCTCTTAATTTATTAGACTCAGAGATAATCCCTTCTAATTCTTTAGGAGGTGGTGTTTTATAATCTACAAATACACCATTGTTTCCATAGTCTTTGTATCTACTTTCTCTAGTAGCAAGAGGAAGCATTTGATTAAGTGTTTCATCATCTAGTAAACCAATACTTTTAGCTTTAGCTTGAGCATAAGCTAGGCCACCTAAATAATCTTCAGGTATCTTTTGACCTGCCCAAGGTGTGCCTTTATTTAATTTAGTAGGCTCTAATGAATGTATTGTTGGGAATACATCTAATGTTTTTTCACCAGGTTCTGGTAAATCTGCTACAGGCTTGCCATTAATAAATCTATAATTGTTAGGATTAGGTATATTAGGATTAACCGCTGGTGGGTTAGTAGCTGGTCCAGGATTGTATGTACCTGGAACAGGTTGAGGTGCATAACCCGTAATTTGAGGGCTATTATTACCTGTTAATCCACTTACGTAGTTTAAAAACATATCTAAATAGTTTTGCATAACTATTAGCTACATTTCCAACGTTTAAGCGATGCTGCCTTTCTAGTAGGTCTCCCTTTACTATCCTTCATTGGGCCTGGCATACCAGACATACGTGCACAGAATGATCTTTTACGTGGGCCACCACCTGGTTGAGGAGCTTTTAGGTTAGAACCTGTAGCTGCATTGTACTTAGCACGGCCTTTTGCAGTCAAACCTGCTCCTTTAGAGACAGGCAACTTCTCACCACGGCCTATGGATAAGCTAACACCCTTCTTTTTAGTAGCCATTACTTCTTAAAACCTTTAAGAGTTTGAGCTAAACGAGCACGTTGACCCATTTTACCAGGTTTTTTAGCAGCAACTGCCAATTTACCTGCAGGAATCTTCTCACCTTTCTTAACACCCATAGACTTTTTAAGTGCTCCAGGCTTTTTGATTGCATCAGCAATCCAATTTTTAGATTTAGTTGCCATTTAAGATACCTTTCGATATGGTTTAGTCTTAGCTTTAATACTTTTAGGTTGAGCTACAAACTGTTTGCCTTTAGCTTTACCAGCTCTTTTAGCTTTAGTTGTAGCTGCATACTCTTGTGAAGATAAAGCTTTAATTGCTTTCTCAGGTAGGTATCTTTCACCTGTTACACTAGACTTTTTACCTGACTTAGTTGTCCACTTCTGATCACCCCAAGCTTTAAGTGACCTTTGAGATTTAGCTAGAGCACTCATTTGTAACCGCCACCAGCAGCTTTATACTTCTTTGCTACTAGTTGTGCTTTACGAGCACTCCATTGTCCTGCTTTTGTACCATGAGTTGCTGATGCTTTGACTTGAGATACTATCTTCTTACGTAAAGAAGGCTTAGTATAGTTCTTAGCAGCATTAACCTTTGAAGCCATGATTAGCACTTACCCTTTTTCATTTTAGAGTTATACATCATTTTACCATTAGGCATCTTGTGCATTTTGTCTGATGCTTTCTTCATTGGCTTTTTGGCTTTCATTGGTGCTGATTTCTTCATAGGTGTTGCCATAAGTTTCCCCTTCAATTTCTTTAGCGTTAGCGAATTTCTCAAACTGCTTAGCAAGTAATTTTAATCTATCGTCTATAGCAACTTGAGATGTGATACTCGTAGGCTCGCCTCTGATAAGTTGACGTCGAGTTACAAGATTGTTAAATAGGTTTGATAATACTTTTGTGTCTACAGGCTTACGAACTAGCTTGGACTTTCTTACATCCCAAAGATAATCTCCATTATCCAGTCTATCGACCAGATGCTCAAGAGACTTATCAAGCACACCACTAATTCTAGACGCCAGCTTTTCATTTTGTTCAACAAACACTTTCTTTTGAATTTCAGACCACCAAGGTTCATCTTTCCATTGTCTTAAAAATTTAGGATCAATGCCAGTTAGTTCTGAAACTTGATCTACATCACCATAAACACAATACAATGCACAAGCATCAGTCTTCTGTTCTAGGTTAAAGTAACTAGGATTGTTAAACTTAAACCCTGGACCTCTCTTCTTGCTTAGTATGATCTCATGGTCATCTAGCTTATAACCAGACAGCTTGTCTGGATTAGTATCTTCAGGTAGTTCGTCTCTAATCATTGGGTAAACTCTCACTCGTATGGTAATAGTATACCACAGTTTAATTTGAATGTCAATAGCTAATAGGTCTTGTTCGTAAATATTTTATATTTTTCTTGACACGAATATACATTTGTGTTAAAATCTATTAATTATTAATTAATATTAATTATTAATTATATTAATTTATAATATAATAATATTAATATAATAATATAATAATAATAATTATTAATTAGTAATTATTAATTAATAGAGAGGGTACTTAGTTGACTGAGGACGTAAGTCCGAAGTCTAAGAATCCGAACTTAGTTAAGACGAGGACCATATTCAGTGATCCCCCGTTAGGGAGTACATAATTGACTAGGCTTAATTGTAAAATCTATAATAAATCTAGTTAAGTGCCTACATACAAGATAACTAATACATTAATTGCTCCCCCCTGGGGTAGACAGCCCAGACCTAACCCCATATACACATAATCAATCATCACATAGCACAATAATAATATATATTATTAATTAATACACACAGAATAGATTAGTGTATATCACCAATCATATCTATCAATTACTTACACAACTGTAATCCCTTACTAAATATACCTCTGTAACACACACAAACCTACCTTAAACTCATTATCTTTATCTTCTAATGGTAATGTGTCACCAAGTAATTCTGGGCGTTTTACGAGCTTTCGTAAACCGAGCCCAAGGTCTCGGCCCTTCGGGCTTCAATCTCGAACGCAAACGCTCGATAATAATTAATATATATAATAAATCCTTTCGTGTAATTAATTTTTAGAAAGGAATAAAATGAATAATTATTATATCTTCAAAGCAATATTGCAATTAAACCAATTCAATCAATGTAATCTTAAAGAAGGAAATCAATATGTCTGACACAACTTACTTCATCTTGCAATCAATCATACTAATTGTTTATGGTTCATATGTGTTCAAT